TCTTCCGAAGCTTTGGCGCTGATCCCCAGCAAGTGGGCAAATTTGCTCAAACTCATTTCATTTCTCCAGTTGTTCAAAAAGTTGTAAAAATGCCGCGTCGGGGGAGCAGACCTCATCAGCCAACCCCAGTTCAACGCCCCGCCCGGCCATGAAACAAGCGGCCTCCATATCCCGGATAGCGCTCACACTTAACCCACGGTTGCGGGAAACCGTGGAAAAAAATAAATCCCCCATGGCGTCTACATCAGCCTGCAGCGCTTTCTGCGCTTCTTCTGACAGCGGTGTCAGTGGGTTACTCTCGGCCTTGCGGGTGCCGCAAGTGATAATGGTTGGTTTAATACCATCTTCCTTGAGCCGTTGGGAAAAGTCGTAATGGATAACAACCACCCCGATAGACCCAACTCCCCCGGTACGAGGCACCATGATCCTGTCTGCTGCACTGGCAATAGCATAGGCCGCTGAATAAGCACTCTCTGACAAAATGGCATGTATAGGCTTTGTACCACGTGCGTTGTAGATGGTATCCACCAGATCAAAACAGCCAGCCACTTCACCACCCGGGGAGTCGATGTCCAGACAGATACCTCTGACAGCAGGATCTTCCAGCGCTGAAAGGAAATTGAAACGGATGCCGTCATACCCGGTCATGCCACTCCATGGATGTACACCACCTAATTTATTGACAAGGGTGCCCTGCACCGGAATGACAGCAATGCCTTCAACAACTTCATAGCCAACATTCTTGGCTTTACGGTTGAACTCGCTATCCTCCATCAACAAGGCTTTGCTGTTGGTGAGGCCCAGGCGGTCACTGAGTGCGGCAATCACGACTTCCGCCTTGCGCGGGTGCAGTGCCAGCGGCGTGTTAAACAGACGCTGTGCGATATGGGGTAGATTCATTACATGACCTGTGTTTTGGTGGTTGGTTCTTCGCCTACACTGTTGAGCGTGGGATGTGTCAGACCTCTGTCTTCAAAGGCTTCTTTTTCTCTGGCCAGCTGGTCGAGTTGTTCTTCCCAGTCTGCCCCGACGTTTTCTGCAACCTCATCTTCCAGTGTCGAGAGGCCGGCACTCATCGCGAGTATTGAGCCCTTCTTCTCTGCGACCGGATCCACCCAGCCACGGCCCGGGCCAATCCACTTGGCACGGCAATAAGCCGCCCTAGCTTCCAGAAAGTCCGGCGCATTATTCGGCAACGGCAGATCGGCATAGCTGTGAAGTTCCTCAATGAAAGCCGAAACTATCGGCTGGGCAAAGCCAATCGAAAACTCATCACGCCTGCGGGTCAAGGTCTTCCACGCTTCCAGCATTGCCGAGCGTGCTGAACTGTAGTTCACATCTGACCAATCCTGTGTGACCTGCTGGGTAGACAGCCCAAGGGCTGCTGCAATGTTACGCAATACAGTGCTTTCAAAATCCTTGAAGTTGCTGGTTGGGCGCGCTGCGTTGACCGTGGTAATCTCTTCGCCCGGGTACATGATAGGCAATCGTGCACCATTGGCCAGTGAAAGACGGTTGTCTTTGTGAAAAGTGGTCCGACCGTCCTGATAGGTTCCCAGGCTTTCTTCATTGCTGATGGCATTTTCAACCATGCCTTGATCGTAAGGAGACGTGACATAAGCACCGAAGATCGCATTCAGAATAGAGGCTTCAAGTTCCGACTGGTCGTACTTGATGAGCATCTTCATGCGCTGGACAATCGGCGTGAGAATACCGGTTCCCCGGTGCTGTGCAGCCCTGTCATGGTCAAAGTCATGAACCACCACCGGACGCCCCCAAGAGGTTTCACGAATCACACGCTCCCAGGTCATGGTCTGCTCACCGCTCCACCAGTCCCCGACATGGGCCTTGCGGATGTGATAAGCCACCGGCACACCATCATCGTCAATTTCCACACCGCCCCGGATACTGGGCAGATCAAAGGACTCGTTGGGGTTGCTCAGACGGTCCGGGTCCACCATCTGTATGGTGGTGGCATACTGCCCCTTACCCTTGCCTATCCGATCTGTTCGGTAATGCAGCACAGCCAGTGCATCGCCATCAACCAGCTTGTGCCGGAACGCCAGCCGAAGCAGTTGTGGTAATGTGAGTTTTCTTTCCTGATCACAGTAACGCCCCGGGTCGGTTGCCCATACCCGGTAGTGCGCTTCCACCGCACGGCCGTATTCTGCAGCCCATTTGGAATCAAATGCAGGGTTGCCGCTGACCATGGCCAGATAGCGGTAATCCGGCTGAATCAGCGGACGAAAGCATGCACCAACCGCATTGTCGAGCAACCGGGTAACGCTGCCACTGGCCCAACCATCGTTACGCACCATGTCACGCATGCGCGCAACAATCCGGTTGCGGTAGATGTTGATTTCATTGTCCGGTGACCCGAGCCACGGCTGCCAGTTGGCCAGCTGGTCACTGAATGAATCCGCTGCATCATAGGGGACCCGGCTGTAACCGTTCAATGCAGCAGGCTTAGCGCGCACCGGTGCCAGGGGCATGCCATCGGGCCCCAGAATCTTGACCTGGTTTTCCATGGTTAAAACCTGAATCTCACAGCGCGTCTGCCTGTGGCCAGTCCGAGTTCAACCTGCAGCAGCTGAATCAAAGCCAGCAGATCCTGCTCGCTGGTCTGGTTATAGGTGACCGAGCGGGTGCCATCCCCCTGCGTGTAGGAAAACGATACGCCCTTGTTGCCGCTCATCAGATCAATATAAGCCTGCTGAGCTTTGCTGAGCTTTGCTGAGCAATTCCTGCAGCTGCTGCCTGCTCATGCCGATAAAGATTGTTCTGCTGACCATATTAACTCGGTAATCGTTTTGCAAATGATCCCCTTTTTGGGGGCTCGGTTTCCGGCATATTTACGCCCGGATATCTCAAATCCACTTTCTTTTCTTCCTGCGCTGGTGGCGGTATCAGTTTATCGGGTGACTCCTGCACGCTCCTGGCCAGCACATTGAGTTTCAGGCCATGATGGAACAGACCACACAGTGCAGCATATGCATACACCCAACAGTCCAGCACTTCATTGGCGCGCCCCGGCCTAAGTTCCCAAACCCGGTATTTCTGGCCCCTGCTTTCTTTGGTCACCAGACGCTCTGCCAGCAACTGCGAGTAATAATGCAGATCCCGTTCAGCCGGGAAATGCATATACCCTGCCGCCTGGCCGTTTTCCGGCACTGACATATTCAAGCGGCTGCGTATGGAATCCTTAGCTGCGTTGACTCCGATGATGACCGGCCGGTACGCCGCCTTGGTGCGGGATGTGACCCGCTTGGCCGGCCATACCGGGGAGCGTTTGCCACCCTGGGCCGATTCACCTTTGATGGCCCATACCCGGCGCGCAATGCGCTCTTTGGCAAACTTGTATACCTGCTGGGTATGATGCCCACCAGAGTCATGACACGCAGCCCTGATCACAAAGCCACGGCCATCTGCTCTGCGCCACACCTGCTTAAGGTAGGTATCCAATCTTTCCCAGGGCTCCGGGGTTTCCAGATTACCCTCGATCACATCATGCGCAATTGACCAGCTCTCTTCATTGGCACCCCAGCCAACCACTTCAATTTCAAATCGATCATCCTGGGTGTCAATGCCTGCCGTCAGCACTGCGACACCATCAGGGATCTCGGCCTCCCACACTTCACAGCGGTTCAGTAATCGCTGCTCGCTGAGTGCAATATCACCGGCATCTTCATACGGGATGCCCAGCGTGGTATTGATGAAGGTCTGGCGCCGCAGTGGATCGCCTTTGACCTTGAGCCACTCTGCAACCAGATACTTCCATGCGGCATTGGGGAAAAGACTGTATGCCGACCAGATATGAAAACCTGCATGCCCCTTGAATGGGGCTGTGGCTCTCCATTCGCCCCGGTCTACCATCCATTTCAGGTCTTTGTGTTCAATGACACAGCCATTGTGCCGGCAGGCATAGTAGGCGGTTTCGGGTAGGCCTTCGCCGTTTTCGTCCTTGTGCCACTTGATGCCATAGGGACTGTCTTTATCGCCCCACTCCAGCACCTGGTACTCACCACAGTGCGGACACGGTACAAAGTATTTACGCTGGTCACTGTCCTCGTAGGACTTCTCTATACGGCTCAACCCCTTCACGGTGGGGGTAGAGCCCAGGATAATCTTTCGGTTCCAGAATGTCTCTGAGCGTTTTTTACCCAGTGCAATCTGGTCCCCTTCGGAGCCGGCACCACCTACCGGATACCCATCGACCTCATCAAAGATGACAATGCGGCTGGTAATCCGCCGAAAGCCTCCTGGGCTGTTGGCACCTACCAGCACCAGATTGGCACCGTTGAGAAACTGCTTTCTCAATATGGTCTGGTTGGAATCCTTTGCCTTGCCTGCTGGCGTGATGGCTGCCAGCCTGGGCGTATCACGCAACATGGGCATGATCTCGGTCTTGCTGTAGTCCTCCGCATCCTCCACACGTGGCTGCACTGCCAGAATGGGGGATGGGTCATGCTCCAGAAAGTAACCGATGACGTGGTCAGTGATTTTGGTATATCCCACACGGGCCGACTTCATCACCGAGATTTCTTCAATGGCCGGATCGGTCACCGCGTCCATAATCCCGTCCTGGTACTTGAACGACCTGAACTTACCTGTCTGCGCGCTGGTTTCCTTGGACAGCACACCGTAGGTATTGGCCCATTCGCTCAAAGTAAGTTTTGGAGGTGGCCTTAACTCCTTTCTTCTCGCAATTAACCCAGCCCTAAACTTGCGCCTCGACCGGCTCTCGTTTGTCAATGGTGAGTTCATTCATTGCTTC